TTGCGTCCATGATAAATGAGCATCTCTTCCAATAATGTTACAAGCAAAATCTTCAACATCACTAGGTGGTAATAATCCACCTACAATAGTTCTTGTCGCAGAAGTATAAGTTGAAGATACTCCTAATGTGTTAATAGCTTTGACTCTTACGTTATAATCTAATCCATCTATAACATTTAAGATTCTATGATTTAATCCTTTAACTTGACCTGATATCTGAAAAGTTGCATCGGTGCTTAATTTATATTCTACTTGATAGAAGTCTACAAAGTTATCAGTAGAAGCACCAATTATTACATCAAGAGCAGTTATCACAACGCCATCAGAATACTCAATAAGTTGGTCATCTAAAGTAACAGAAGCTGGAGCAGATACAGAAAAAGGATTTGGTAATACAGTATCAGGTATTTCAGGGGCTTCTGTTTTTGAAGCCCAATTGTAAAATGAATTTTGATGTTCAGTTAATTCTAATTCAACTGTACTATCTGCATTAATAGCAATATTCATTACTCTAAAAGGTTTTGCACTAAATCCACCTGTTGAATAAGTTAAATCAACTATATCTCCTATTGATAAATTTAAAGCTTCTGAAGTACAATTAACTTCTACTCCCAAAGCATTTCTTGATCTTCTTAAAATAATTTCACAAAGTTCTTCTGCTTGATATGGATTTGTAATATTTCTAAATTCAAAATTACCATCTAATGGAGTATTATTATCTTCCGCCAATAAAGTTGCATATTGATCTTCTACTGGTAAAGAAGCATCGTCAGCTGGTGGGAATGAAATAGTATCTTCTTGCCAATCTTTTGCTGGATTTACAAAAGTTCCTATAACACGATTGTATTTAGTATTTTTCTTTTCACCATAAATTTTTATACCACCAATAATATTGTTTGAATTTAAACTTAAAACAGAATTACCTATACCTTCAACAATTAATTTATATTTACCCTGCGTATAAGTAAATAATGCTCTCATTGGTGCTAATAAATCTTTTACATTATCTATTACTTTTTGTGATGTATCTATGACTGCATTTGTTCTAAATATTTTAATATCAGTTCCACCAGAATAAGGAGTTACTAATGTATCACAATCATTTGCTGAATTTTTAAATGAATCATAGTTTGTTTCAAACGCATCATTCGGTAATCCCTTTCCATATCTGCTGTTTCTTAAATAATCTAAAAGAATTAAAGCTGAGTTATCTGAATAAGTCCAAGTTGTAGAATCATCTTCATCATGTGGGCCTGAACCACCTTTATTATTATCTAATCTAGGATCATAAATTTTTTTACCTTTAATTATAACTTTAATATCAGGTAAATTACTAAAAGCATCTTGATTCCAAGTAAATTTAAATGCAAGATAAGCAACACCAGATAACTTATGATCTGAAGTCCAGTTTGTGCTTTCATCTAAAATAGAAGAAACTGATTGATTATCTAAACCATAAAAAGCTTGAACAGATATTAAACTTGCACCATCTTTAAAAAAATTTGTATCAGAACTATTAACTGTCCTTACTGTTCCATTAGATAAAACACCACTCCAAGTTACAAGTTTATCATCAACATAAATTTCCTCAACAGATTCAATACCACCATTTCCTCCTTCACAAAGTATCCCTGCAATATAAAGATTTATATTATCAGAACCTGAACTTTCAACAAAGACCCTAGAAATTCCTATTTTTCTTTCACCGTAAACAATAGGAATAGATGCGTTATTAGAATCTTGATTAACTAAAATTCCTTTTGCACCTTCATAAGTGTTGCCACCAAAGTTAGGTAGTTTAGGTTTTGGAACTAACCAAGTTATAACTGAATTAAAAGCTTTACTTACAAAATTAGTAACACTTTTTATTGCCTTGCTTATAGGTTTGGTTATTTTACCCATTATCTTTTATAAAATTATTCCAGCTAGGTTTTGTTATTCTAACTTGATGTTTAATTATTTTTTCATCTCTAACTCTTAACCATTTAATAGGTTTGTTATAACCATATAAATTTGTAAAATGATTTTTAGTCCAAGCAATTATTTGTTTTAGATTTCTTTTAGCTAAAGTGTCAATATGCCAAAGATTATTTCCACAATTCCATTGTGTTGCCTTCAACATTCCAGTACTTTTAAATCTTTGTTCAACTAAATCATTTAAAAAAGCCCAATTAGTAAAACCAATAATTTCTTTTTTATCTTTATGAATTTGATATTGACCAAGATTATAAGAAGGTAAAATTATATCAACTATTTGTTTGTAGTTGAGATGATTATATTTTTGAAAATGTCTATAAATTGAAACGATATTATTAAAATCATTCATGTTCTACCCCATTTTATTTCACGAACTGAACGACTTGCAAAATCAAAACCTTTATCATTAGGAAAATAAATTTTTTGTGAGTTTGTATTTGTTTTTCTAGTTTTAATTTTATCAAAATCTGCCCAATGAGAAGCAACACTAATTAAAACAGAAGAACTTGTTTCATCATCTTCAATATTAAAATTTTCTATTCTTCCTTCAAATAAAAGAAATGGGTCAGCTATTAATGCCTGAGAAGAATTTAAAAATCCTCTAAATACGTTAACTGGTTTATCCATGTAATTATTATTAAGAAATAAAGATATTATTGTTTGATCAGCACCAGTAAATCTTAAATTTAAACTATTAACAGATACTTCAGAACTTTCAGTTACTTCTGATAAACCAAGAAATAAAGATGAAGCAAGATAAGTATTGGAATTAAAAACTAAATCTTTATAATGATCTGTGTAATAACTTCCTGTGCTAACACCAAGATAAACTAAATCTACGGGGTTAATTGCGTTTGTTGCAAGTTCAGTTGTAAGTGTACCACTTAATGATCTTGTCATTATAAAACCTCTATTAGATCAATTTCGTATTGAAAATAATTTTCTGTACCAATAGTAAATTCTTGAATATCTCCAGTTAGTCCAACCGTAAAATCTACATCATCATAAATAATAATTGTATTATCAGATACAGCAGTTCTTAATGGTGGTTCAAAGGTTAATGTTCCTGCACCAGAACCATTTGAAGAAACATCTGAAACGCACATATAAACCTTTTCTTGTCCAGTAAATCTAAAAAAATCTCCAGCTTTAAAAACACCAGATTGAGAAACAGTCATGCCATCTATTGTGCATGAAGTAGCACCAGCACTTACAGCACCATTTGTTGAAATAACTGTTGAGGCAGAACCTAAAGCATCATCAATAGTTGGTGGAGTATATTGAAATGATTCTAATTGTGATCTTTGTTTCATTATAAAAGCTAGAATAGGAGCAAATTCTGCTCTAGTCATAACTGGGAATCTAAGTGTTAATCTAAATCTTTGTCCATCAATTTGTCTTGCTTGTCTTCTTCCAGAGACAGTAGTTGATACAATAGTATTTTGATTAGAACTAATAGTTACATCTCTTGGTTTTGGGCTTGAAGGAAATGTTCCACTCATATCAAATTAGATCGTCCCTTTGAGTTTAGTGCTTGATTTACTATATTTGTAATCGTTGCTCTATTGTTTATAAATAATTCTTCTACACCTTTTACATCAACTGCCGAAACATTAATATTTATAACTGAACCAGTTTTACTTATGTCATGATTAGGTATAATAGTTCCATTAGTTTGAGGTATAAATAATTCTCTACCTCTTTCTCCAACTGTAATTGGCATACCACCTCTAACAGCACCACCTTCAGCAAGACCTAATAATTTGATACCAAAATCAAAAATATTACCAAAATCAAAACCCCTAAAACGACCTGTATTTCTAGGAATTGAAGATTGTTCTCTTAATAAATCATTTTGTTTTTTTATTTCAGAAGTTGTAAGAACTTGCACACCATAGTTAGCTGAGTTAATCGCAAATATATCAAGTGATGTTCCTCTTAATTCTTTAGAACTTTCGTTTGCTTTTTCTACTGGTAAACCTAAAGCATCTAAAATAGATTTTAATATGTATGTTCTTATAATTAATTCAATAATTGTAGATAAAGCATTGATTAAAGTTTCTTGTGCAAATTTTCTAAAAGTTTCTTCTAATCCTTTACCAAGAACTAATGATTCTGCAACACCTCTTGAAAATGCAGATATTCCTTTATTAAGATTATCAATTATAAATTTTGATACAGCTTCTAAACTATTAAATGCTTTTTTAAGATTTGCAATACTATCAATATTTTTTTGTGCAATATTACTTAGCACTCCTAAAAATGTAATTTGTTCTTGGTTTGATAATTTTATAAGAGAAAGATATTCTTGAAAAGTTTTAGGTATAGAACCTAATAATTGTGATGTGTCATCTAAAGTCTCATTAGATTTTTCTAATTCATTATTGAATCCTTTTAAACCTTTTTCAAGTGCATAAAAAGCACCAGCACCGCCTAAAATAGCTGTAAGTAATTTTATTATTAAACCATAACCAGAAGAAGCAGATAAGGCAGTAAGTGCTGACGTAAAAGTTATAACAGCAGAAGTCCAACTAGCTAATACAGATGCAAATTTTAAAGCTATAAAAACTTGTATTGCTATTATTAAACTGTCTAAATTTCTATTTACAAATGCTAATGCATTACCAAGAACTATAACTGCTTTTCCAAGTATATCTCCTAAAGTTTTAGCAAATTTATCTATTACTTCATTGTTTTTTTCAACAAATGTTTCTAAATTTCCTAATTCTCTTGTTAATGTTTCAAAAAATCCTTTTGCTATCGTTATTTGAAATTGTTTAAATCTATTATCTAAAGCTATTAAAGTACCACCTAATCCTTCTTTTAATTCTTGATTTGCCCTGCCAAAAATTCCATTAGCACCAAAGTTTCTCTCTAATGCTCTACCTACACCATCAAATGATTTATCAGCAAACTCACCAAATCCTCTTAATGATCTAATTCCTCTATCTTGAAAAATTCTTGCAGAATCTACACCCTTTAATAAAGATTTAGCTACTTGATCTGAAGCTTCAACAAAACTAATTTTAAAATATGCAGAGGCATTACTAGCTATTAATAAATTTTTTGCTAGTTCTTCTGGTGATTTAGAAACTGCTAATAAATCATTTGATGCTTGGAATACATCTAATAAGGGAATTTTCGCATCAATAGCAAATTTAGTTAATTGATCAAATGCTTGACTACCACCATAACCAGCTTTTGCAACTTGATCTAATCTTACACTTAAATTATCAGCTTCTCTTCCAATATTTATTAATGATCTAACAGCGACACCAGCACCTAAACCTATTAAGGCATTTCTAATATTAAATATTGAATTCTTAACTTCTGTAAATGCTTTGGAAGCATTATCTATTGCATTAAGTCTTATATTTAGTTGCTGATCTGCCATAGTGTAGTTTTTCTCGTTCTGCCTTCACTTTAAAGTAAGCTATCCAATAATAAAATTCATCTTGTGTGAAAGACAAGACTTCTTCCATACTTATTTTTAATTCCTGACCTAGAGCAAGTATAGAATATAACTCTGTATCAGTTCTTACTTTTTTTCAGCTTCCTCGTAAGATACACCAGATAACATTTCGGTGGCTACTCTAGCTATAACATTTGCATCAGCATTATTCAATAATACTTGCTTATCATCTAGCTTGAATATTTTATTACCATCTCCATCTTTGGCTTTTAAAACTATTGCATCAACTAATACTCCTAGATCATCATTTTTAGCACCTTTGAATAGATTTCTTTTTTCTCCTAATGTAAATGGTGAGCAATATATTATTAAAGGTTTGCCTTCCTCGCCCCATTCAGCTACCTCAATCTTTTTAATTCCTAAAGATTCAAATTGATTTTTAATCCTATCTATAACGTTCATATCTTCCTTTAACTAAATTATGCTTGAGTAGATAATGTTAATGCACCAGTTCCAGTAAATGTCATTTCAGCTTCTACCATTCCATCAAAAGAAGCACTTACATTATAAGCTGTTACGATTGCACTTCCTTCATAAAATTTATCTCCAGCAGATGCTCCTTCTGGAAAAACTTTGATTGTTATTTCAGTTCCTACAACTAATGCAGTTTGACCAGAGTCAGCTTCGTCAAAAAATAAACTTGCTGAACCTGAGAAACCTTTTAAAGCTGATTTGAAAGTTCTTGAAGAATCTCCCATTGAAGTATCTTCAATAGTATCTGCTGTTTGCTCTAAAGTATAACTTCTTAATTCGCCAACAGTTGTATTACCAACTTTAATTAGTCCTTCTGAGCCAGTATGTGTTGCCATATTTGTTTCCTTGTTAGTTTAAATTAAGGTGTTCCAGAAATGTATTGGTACATTACTCGCACCACCATTCTGATACCACCAATTGGGAATAAAACACCTTCATCAGTAGAAACTTCTACTACTTGAGTTTGTTTTGCGAACCCACCTCGTGTTCTATCAGAATTCAATGTTGTTTCAATGGTTGTAATTAATTCGTTTCTTTTAGTGTCAATATTTGATGGAGTTCCTTTAACAAATCCAATAATAACATAATCTGCTATTGCTTCTCTTAAAGCACTTGTAAAACTTATTGTTTGATCTGATCTAGTTTCATTTCCTGATTGTATAAAACAAGCTGGATATTGCTGTTCAGATAATTCATCAACACTAAAAGGTTCTCTAGTTATTTTTTTTAAAGTAATAGGCGAAGTTACTGCTGATAAAGCAGAAACTATATCAGATGCTATATCTTCTCGTTTGCTCATTTGATTGTGCTTAGTTTATTATATTCCCTCATAAAAACATTCATTATTGGTTGTATTTCTCTTGCACCAATAGCAAAGAATTTTCTTTTCTTTTGATTTCCTAATGCTTTTGTGTTTTGAAATTTGTTAGCAAAATAAATTATAGCATGACTTGGATTTGATCTTTGTGTAATATTAGATAGCATTTGCCCTGAAAAATTTAAATCAGGATATTGTGTTTGTCTTCCAGCTTTTTGTCTAAATATTTTATATGCTTCTGTATATGGTGGAAACGAATTTCCATCTGCACTTATACCTTTTTTAGTT